AAACACTATCTTCAGGTGGTGGAATACGGAGTAAAACTTGTTTAGCAATTCCTATGTTGTCAAGCTGTTCATTTAATTTATTTAAATCAGTTTGATCAATATTGCGGACAACGCCAAAAGTTGCATCAGTAACTTCATTTTCAACAATTTTAGTAACGTATTTACGTTGTTCAACTAGTGTTAATTCTGCATCATTTAACAAAGTTTTTAAACCATCATAATTATCAACAGCAAAATCAGTTACTTTGCCTGTCTCATCAATAAGCGGTTCAATCTTAGTTAACGATTCTGAACGATCAAAAACTGGTTTTAAAAATTCAAATGATTCGTCAATAGACGAAGTGGCTTTAGAAACTTTAGAAATATTTTCTAAACCTTCAATAATAGGAATATCTAAAATGTTTTCGCCAGTACGCAAACCGGTAGCGAACCAACGCACACGCGCAATATCACTAAGCTGCACGCCCTTACGGACAACACGCCATACTTTGTTTGCTTTGCCTAAAAACAAAGTAGGGTCAAGAGTCATAATAACCGCAGCGTCAGCAGCACCAGAAACAGCGGTGAAAGCAGCCGAGTTTTCATCCAACCCAGCGGCATAGGCATAACCACGACCAATAGAATATTTTGAAGCACTAGCAGAAAGATCACTAACAACTTCTTTAAATGCGTCTTGACCTTCCCAAACCTGCGCAAGTTGTAAACGTCGTTGCTCATAAGCAGGATCAGTAGCGGTAATACCTTCAACTTCTTCTAACCACTCATCCTGCGAGCGGCCTTTAGCGCGATACAAAGCGTAATCAAAAGCTTCATTATCTAAACCGGCTGCACGCAATTTATCAATTGATTCAACTTGTTTTGTGGGATCAATTAACTGAGTGCCATCACCCGCACGGTTCCATGTACTCCATGCACTTAAATTGTATTCTTGGTTTTCAGAAAACTTTTTAACTTCATTGTTAAACATTTCGTAAACTGAATCAGATATGCCGGAACCTGAACTGCGTTCACGTTGGTCGTATGGATTTTCTGTTTTAGGATCACGGATCAAACGACCTAATCCGGGGATTTTTCGTGCTACATCAGCGAATTGATTGATTTCACTTGCTATATCCAAAGCAGTCAAAGCAGTTCCACCACCGGGGACGCCGCTAACCATCATTCGAGAAATAACATTTTCTTGCGGGTTAGCATCTTGGTAACCATATTGCACTCGGCGTAAACCGTTAACTTCTACATATTTCCATTTTAAATATTCCCAATCGGAATCTGTTAATGAGACACCTTGTTTTTCTAAACTTTGTCGTGCTTCTTCAAAAGTTAAATCAAGGCGAGCTTCTTGATTTTGTCCAGAAGCATCAACTGCCATGCGATAAGGGCGACCAAACATTTGATCGGGAACAAAAGTTGCAAAATCAAAAACTTTGCCAATACCAGTACCAATAGCACTAACCCCGGTACCAATAGGAGTATCACCAATAGCCGCAATACCTGCACCAATACCTTTAAGACCCGCTTTGACCGGAGAAAAAGCAGTACCTAAAGCGGACTTCCACCAAGGCGAAGACTCTTTAGGAACGCTATATCCATTGTCTAAATAAATTTGTTGTTTTGCATTAGACATATTTTCCCATTGAACTTTTTGTTGTTCAATAGGTTCAAGTTTGAGAGTTTCAATACCTGCTTTAATCTGTCCTAAATCTAAAGCACGGACGGCGCTTTCAACCAACATTGCATCAGGTTGACCTGAGCTTGCCAAATTCCAAAGAACGTTTCCCCCCAATTCAGGAGCTTGTTCTTTTAACAGATTAAAACGACGACTAGTTTCGTCTGTCTTAGTCGCAGAAATATTTGCGTTTGCAGAACCAGAAATACGACTTGCATTATAACCGGAACGTTTTGGCGTAATATTTTGTGCTGGCATTACAACCTCTGTTGATCTGCTTGGGCAGCAAGCTGCGAAAGAACGGGATCGCCACCGGCATCTTCAGCCAATGCACGCAAAATATTCCCCACATCACTAGGACGCGGAGCAGTTGGCATAGAGGCAGGAGTAAAAATTGACTCATTAGGCCGATTAGTAGCAGCAGAAAAAGCTGCTGCATCGGGAGAAGGAGAAATCAAAGCAGCCTGAATAGCTGACTCCATAGAATTAGGAGCCGATTCTATAGCAGGCATAGGCGCACCACCATCAGGTGCAGGCCCTACAGGAGCATCCATTGATCCCGTTACCTGCGTATCAGGCAAAGGGACCATGTTCATAGCAGCCTGTTGCTCGCCAGCAATGCCATAAGGCTGTCCGGGCGCTGTAACAGAAGTTGGTTGTTGTTTACTCTTCCGAGGCATCTGTCTCCCTTTGATCGTCAATTTCAGCGTTGGCATACATTTCTGCGTAAACCAAGTCAGGATCATCGCCTTGCGCTACAAGATGCAAAGCAGTCATCAAATTGTCACCGTGGATAATCCACCAACCTAAATCGTTGTCGGTCATGCGGCTCCCGGAGGGGGAGCTTGTAAAGCTGAAAGAAGCTGTTGGATATCAGGCGGCGCTCCACCTTGACCCTGTGGAGCCATAGGAGGCCCACCTTGGCCCTCAGGGGGCGGAGGCCCACCCTGTGGTCCCGGAGGTGGCATACCCGGCGGTACAGGCGGAGGACCAGCAAGTCCCGGCATTTGCTCAGGGGCAGCAAACTGACCTTCACCCGGAGGCGGAGCCATCTTTGCCTGCTCTGCCTTCATCTCCGCATCCGCTTTAAGAATAGCTTGCACTAAATCAGGTTCCTTCCGACGATACTTTTCAATCATCGCAAGATACGTTACAGGAATTGCACCCTGCGCAGCTTGATTAGCAAGCCCCTGAAGTAACGCTTCCTCAATAGTCTCTTCTTCAACCCGTGCAGATTCGGCATCAGGATCATCGATGTAAGGATGACGGCTACGCAACGTGTGCAAACTAATTGCTTTCATGCCAAGGAGTTGGCCAAGCTGAATGGTTGTTCCCTGCACATCAGAACCGGGAATGGTGTAGGCAACTACGTTGTCTGATGTTTCGATATGGATGCTAGGAGTGAAGTCAACGGTGCCTTTATCTCCGGGCCATCCGCTGAACATCGTAAACTTTTTATCTGGCCAATACGCTTTGTACTGTTCAAACATTACAAAGTTCACATGCTCTAAGGCAACTTCCATGATTTCTTGCATCTCTTGGATGCGGGGATCTACGGCAGTACCCATCATGGAATCCATGCCACGGCCCGTACGTAAAGCGCCATAGGTTTCGCCACCGGCTTGGGGGACAAGACCTGTGCCGATACGGACGTTGCGTTCAAGGCGGTCAATCATCATCTGGGTAGTTGGATCTGGGGTGCCTGCTAGTTCACCAATATTTTTGGCATCCAGAATAATATTCATTTCTCCGGTACGGCCATCTTTCCATTGCCCACCAACAAGCTGCGGAGCTTTAATCGAATCACCGATAATGAAACGATCACGGAAAATAGCTTTCTCACCAGCAGCAATAGACAACGCTTGCAACTGCGCCATCAAATCAACCTGCCCCGTAAGATTAGCAATCTGAGAAATAATCTTATCTAACGTCACACGTCCCGGAATATACACAGGGCAAACACCGGTTGGGTTTGGCCAACGATGCAATTCCATAGATTGCACAACTGCGCCTGATGCGCCAAGAGTACGAGATTCCCAATCGCGTGGACCAAGAATACCAATAATAGTTACTTCCTCATCTACCCATTCAACAACATCCCACATTTCTTCACCAGTAGCTTGGGCGGAAGCAACCCAATCACGAATTTGTGGATAGTTAGAACGCAACCAATTAACAGACTTAGAATAAACAAATGCACAATTTTTTGGTGGCGATAAATCTTCGGCGGCTTTAGGTTCAGGATAAGAACTAAGTGGATCACGTAATTCAAGGCGTGGCAAAGAAGTCTCAAAATCAGGTACAACAATCATGGATGCTGTTGCATACCCGGCAAGGTGACGCATGGCACGGCGCATGTGGAGTTTGGTCTTAGACTGATGATGGGTGGCACCAAGAATCTTGCGCCGAATAGCTCCGTATTCCCGTGAGCGAACACCAACTTCTTTAGTAGAATCAATAGCAGGAGAGTTCATGTATGGCATTACGGATGCTGCCCGCATACCAAGGAAGTCAATAGCTTCAGCAATAAGCGCAGGGGTCGTTGGCGGGAGAACTGCATCGTCGTGTTCGGAAACATAGGGAATAACCCAATCCGAATTGTAACGACGACGAACCTCAATCATCTTTTCTAATAGTTCGCCATTGTTCATTTGCCGATTGCGTACAATCGAAACAACGTCATCCCATGTAATCATCTTGCTCCAATCGGGACAATCAGTCCGCTATGAGTTGGTCGGTAGGGCATACCAGAAAAATTGAATTGATCCGAGCTAAAGAACTCTGAGCCTCGGCGTTCCCTCCATAAAATCCAACCAAACCATAATGCCATTAAACGGTCTTGTCGTAAACGTGCGCCCTTGATATGTGGTCGCCAGCGTTTCATTTGGTCAATAAGTTCGTCAACAATGTGACGGGTGTAAGTATCTTCAGCATACGGTAAATCAATTAAACCTAAGCGGCAATCGCGTGCCATCGATGCAATCCCAATTTCTTCATCATATTTGTTGTCGTTTGTAAGATGGGATCTAATAGCAAATCCGTAACGATCTTGCATATTGAGAAGCTGACGGTCAGAGCATAAGCCTTTTTGGAAAGCGTTTGCTTCAATAACTACGTCTGTAACGGGGATGCCGTCATTGGATAGACGTAAAACCATTTCTTCTAAACGAGCAAAAACTTGCTCATAAGAAGTGAACCTTTGATCCTCAAACAAATCTACAAGTTTTAATTTGCCATCCGAAATGTTTAAACCCATGACCACATTGAAACCACCCAGCGCAGGGTCAAGAGTAACAATGCCAGCCCCACCCTGTACACGATCCTGTACACGTCGGGTTGGATTAATCATAGAAACAATATGATCATCAGTAAACGTACGATCACCAGCAACCAAAGGATTCTGCATATAGTTCCTAGCCCATGCAGCTTCCCCAACCTTCATACGGGTGCGCTCAAGCATTTCCATTGTGTAGCCAGCGCCAGTCTCTTCATCGTAAGGCCACAACGGTTCATGCTCATTAGTCAACTCATTGAAAACAAGAGCCGGTAATTTAATGACACGCATAACCTCAGGACCAAACTGATCCATCAGAACTTCATAAAAATCCTGTTCACCAACACGAGTGCCATTAATAGTTGTACGCCCACGCTCACCCGGACGAGACAACCAATCCTGACGAAACACCTCAACAATCTTGGCTGTCTGATTGTAATTCTTTAGGGACGTAACATCGTCCACATGAAGATGATCGGTACGAGTACCAGCAATAGCAGAACCAATTCCAAGGCCAACCATCGAATAATCACGCTCGTCGAACCCACCCTTCTTAAACACAGAAAAATAATCTGCCTGCCAAGGCTGAGACAAAGACGAACCTGACTGCGGTTCAAACGGACCCCACTTAGCCACATACTCACGGTAAGGCCCAGCAGGAGACATACGAGATTTCACGCGCTGAAGAATCTTACGACTCATAGGCTGCCCTTCAGAAGCAACCGTAAAACGAAAATCAGGAGTTACCGCCAACTTGTAGGTTGCGTAATCCTCAAAGAGTGTGGTCTTGCCATGTTCCGGGGGCCACAAGATCATTGTAATATTGCCAGCAGCCGTATGCTCGTATGCGTGAATAGCTTTTAAATGGAACCACGGAGAGTTCATTCCAAAATATTTTTTGCGGAAAGCAGCAAACCCGTTTTCCCATTTATCATTTTTAGGAGCGTGTTCAGCATCAAGACGCAGTTCGTCTACCCGATGAGCAAAGTCAGGGTACCGTTCACGCCAACGAGCATAAGTATTACGAGCAATGCCAGCAGCAGCACAAGCAATGTCAATAGATCGTTCGCTTTCAAACGATTCCATAAAAGACTGCCGACGCGACAAAGCCGACCTAGAACGGTCGGCGTTTACCTTCTGGAACTTGACCTGCTCGGTCACAAACCCCTAGAGCTAGGCATTACTTCCCCTTAGATTTTTTAGCTTTGTTCCTAGCAGAAATAGCTTTTGCCTTAGCCTTTGCGTCCGCTTTAGACGACGCTCCCCATGCATTAAGCGATAAAAGCAAACGTGTAGGTTTTCCGTTCTTATCACGCTCTGGTCCGGGCATATTTCCCATACGTGCAAGGAACGAGGCACGGCGCGGATTATCCCCCGACTTAACAGGGGCCTTAAGAGTCCCACCTTTATACGACGCACGACCCTTAGCATTAAGTCCACCAGCCGGGTTCTTACCTTCTTTGCGCTGCCATGCAGGAGACTTAGCCATCTCATTTACCTTTCTTCTTAGCTACCGCCATATTGTCAACTAAGTTTGGGTACTTACGGCCAGCTTTCTTAGCTCTAGCTTTAGCCGCAGATTTCTGTGCAGAAGTTAACTTCTTACTTGGGCCTTTAGGCGCAGGCTTTTCCCACACCGGTTTCTTGCGGGAAGCCATTACTCAGCAACCCGGATAGACCCCGTGACTGCGTTATTCGTAGAAAAATAAATACCATTAACAGCACGAAGACCACCAGCAGAATCTTCAACTGCGTAATACGCAGAAGCAGTTGCATTTGCAGCAATAGTCACAACATCAAGAAGAGTCCCTGAAGCTGCTGAAGCGTTGTCATAAATGCTGACCGTTGCGCCGGAAGCGCCAGCACGCAATGAATAGCCGTGGTAGTTGGCTTTGTTAGCACGCACTACGGCAGAGGTTGTAACGTCATGTGAAGAAACCGCAGAGCGACTTGCCATTAGATACCTTTCATAAAAGGGAAATTACTTTTCCAGATAAAAAAAATTAACGTGGTCTAAAGTTAACTCCGAAGGCTTCAGAATCTGCTTTACGCCACGACGCAACGGGACAGCCTCCGCATCAACAAAGACACGTAAATCAGCTGAACCATCAGCATAAGACTTAATAACCAAAGCCTGAGCAGGATCACCCATAGCCAAAGTATTAGTCCCAACACCAGAAAGTCTCAGATCCTCGATAATATTGCGATCCAAAACAAAAACAACAAAAGAACCCGGCTTTACTTGAACGACCTTCGAAGCCACCTCAACCGGAGGCGGAACATCTTCCTCATCATCCAACTTAGCCAACTCATTTTCTAAAGCAATCTTCTCAGCAGCAGCAACAAGACGCTGCATCTCAGCATCAGAAGCCTCACCACCAAGAACAGGTTCTTCTAAAACAATACCAGCGGGAGGCTGGGCCTCTAAAGGTTCCTCCACGATCTCAACCTTTTTACGAGGGGGCATCAGTAACCCATACCCCCACCCATGCCCATACCCATACCGCCACCCATCGGGCTAGCGGGCATTGGTGCAGCAGGACGCATAGCAGGCTTCTTCATAGCCTTCTTTGCAGCAGCTTTCTTAACAACCTTTTTCTTAACAGCCTTTTTAACAACCTTTTTCTTAGCTGCCTTTTTAGCCATCTTCTTCATAGCCATTACTTGCCACCTTTAGCTTTGGGATGATTGGTGCCAGTTACACGACCGGGACCAACACGGCCACCACCAGAAGGCTTGGCAATCTTGATCTCACACTTGTAAGGACCGGGGTTAATTCCTTTACCAGTTTTCATTGTATAAGCATACACTATGACGCATGAAAAACAAGCACTAAATCAAATCACGAATTTCACTTACCATCCCACGAGGAATAGTAATGCCATGAGCAAAATGAGTTTCATTAACCAAAGCTGCCAAAGTCACAGAATCTTTATTAGAAGCAATTAAATAACCAATAGATAAAGAAACCGCAGGCTCCAACACAGCATCCTCAGGAGAAACCCAATCCCCACCAATATCAGAAGCATCCCGCCACACAACCTCAACAATCCGCATCCTGCCATTATCATGCAGTCGTGATTGCATAACATCAACACATTCAGCTACAACCCGTTTATCTTTCGACCGCTTCATACACCAAGGGTACACCACCCTCCCCCCAAAAACAGAAAAGACTGAGCGTGTTCACAACAATTCTGCGAACCCCAGCCTCAGTCTTTCCCGGATCGCCCACACACAAAGCGATCTAGCTATTACTAATTGTAACAAAGAAAAATATTTTTGCAAGAACCCATCCCCAACCTGTTGACTCAAGTGGTACCAT